ACAATACCCCTTTCAAAACATATATACTATTTCAGTCCGAAAATAGACCGATTTGTTTTAGTATATATGTTTCATAGGTTTTCGACAAGCGAAAATTACATTTTTATATAATTTTAACCACGAGCATTTCTTTGTGTAAACTTATTAACATTTAAGCAAAGCACAATTCCAAAATATCTGATTATAGTGTTTGAGGAGGCAAATCGTATGCATAAACCGTAAATTCCTTTGAAATACCGAAATTAAAGCATCATAAGCTGTACTATTCACACCGGCTTTGATTGCAATAACAAAATGCCAGCCAAAACGGTGTTTCACAAATAGAACCCCCACCAACACAGACAATACAAAAACTCCGCAACCGAAACAGTTGCGGAGTAATTTGTGCGATTTGTGTTTGTGATTGGTGCTTGACAGTAAACCAAAAATTAACGTTTGGTAAATTGAGCATCCTTATTTTAAGTCATTCTTTACGCTATTTGTTACATACCTGTTGCATACTATATGTGCTTTATACGTGCTCATTTCACTTTTAAGGTTTACAGTTAGGCTTCCATCTGCGCCAGCCAAGCGTCAAGAACTTTTCCCTCTGATGCGTCCGGGTCGTTTATATACGCTTTTGCCATACGCACGTAGTTGTTAGTGTCGCTTCCAAGAATTTCAGCAAAATCACTATGCAGCATATTCATAACATAGTACCAATCAGCTTTACAACGTATTCCCTGTTGGTCTGCAAATTGGCTAGTCTGTTCAAACGTCCAATGTTCGCCACACGTACCGTCAATGTTCTTCATTTTGGAAACTGCCTTTTTTGCAAGCTCTTCGTCAAAATGCGGGCCATAAGCCACACAATGCAGCTTATAAGCGGTGTCCCAAAACAGCCTCGGGCAGCGTCCGCGCACTTCTTCTAACGCTTCACAAACTATTTCTTCCATCTCTGTTATCTTTACTGGGTCAGCGCTTACCTTCTCCCAATATTTCTTTAGTTTGTGCATAACGTCGCCCCCTTACGCCATTTTTACAACGCTCAAAGATACATTGCTGATAGTGCCTGCTGCCGTAGCCTGCACCTGCAACGCTGCATTATTATCAATCACACAGCAACTAGGCAATACTCTAAGCAGTGTAGCAAAGGAGATATTATATGTATCGCCTGTTGCACCGGTTACTGTTGCTTCTGCTCCCGGTACTGCTACACCATTACGAAGAAGATTTAAACCTATATCGCCTGCCGCAGTCGGGGTAATATCAGCGTTCAAAGTCACAAGGTAAAGTCCCTGGATAAGGTTAACGCTTGTACTTCCTGCCGGATGCTTAATAGATACGCCAGTCAGAAGATTGTTAGTAGGGAAGCCGACAAAGCCGTTCGCTGCAACAGTCTGCGCCGCCGTTGCTACCGTTGTTAATGCGGATTTCTGATTGCAAATCATTTGTTTTCACCTCTTTATTAAAGCAATAGGGACGGCCTGCACCGTCCCTTGCAGTGCAGTTAATGCACATAACTTATTATTTTCAGCCTGCGTTATACGCACAGCCACAAGCACCGGCTACGTTAGCAGCAATGCTTTGATACGGGCTATTCGTAATATAAGCCGGTTGCGGATAAGGTCTTAATGTACCGATAAGATTTGCACTCTGCGCCTGTTGAGATAATTGGAAGTTTGCAGTCTGCAAGTCGCGGTCACGGTCTGCCAGCTTGTCGCGCAAGTCTTGGATTTGGTTGGCAATCAGAACTGCTCTGGTCTTTTCGCCGTCCTCTTTTACTGCGGTGACAATATCGCAGGTATTACGCGCGTTCTCATAGCGCACTGCGTCAATATTTCTGTTAGTTTCGCAGCAGCATTGCTGTTGAGCAAAACGATTTTCGGAAAGCTGACTGCCTAACTGATAGCCGGTCTGCATAATGTCACGTTGTACACCATTAAAACCATTCAGCATAGTGCTGTTCTGAGCGTAGAAGCCGTCACACAAACCATTTTGAACGCCACGAATACCTTCTTTAATATCCTGCATAGAAAATTGGTCTGCGATTTGGTCACGTGTCATACTGCCATTAGCAAAGATTTCTGCGCCCATATTGCCGCGGTTATTCCAATTACCGCCCCAGCCGCCCATAAGAGCGAAAAGAACGATAATCCACATAAACCACATACCGCCGCCCCAGCAGTCGCCGTAGTTGTTGTTTCTGTTCATGTCCATTACCGGAACAATGTTTGCACCTTCCATGATAAAATTTCACCTCCAGGAATTATATGTAAAGCTCATTGCGCGCATTAGAGCTTTAAACCGAATTGACTTAAAAACTGAGTAAACTGTTCGTCACTCATGCCGCGTTGCCTTGCAAGGTTACGTACAGTTTCTTTTAACTGCACTTCGTTCTTGCCTTGCCCCATTTGCATCGCGCGGCTCATCATAGGATTCTGCTGTGCTAATTGTGTAAGCATCATCATAGGATTACCGCTGTTCTGTAACATTGCCATTATCTGCATCGGGTTCATGGTTCATCCCTCCAATCTGCTTTTCCAATCTGTCCACACGTTCTACTAATCTATCTACAATGTTTTGTTCAGCATATGCAGGCTGCTTCTGCGAATTGTTAATTTGATATACTCTGAAAATCGGCAGGCCGTCTAAGCCTATAAGTTTTTCGTAAATCTTTCCTTCGGCAGGGCATGGAAAGAAAGTGCTCGTTCCGTCCAGGTCAATTTGAGCTGCCTTTGCTTCATCCATGCCGGTAACAATTCTGCCTTTCAATGTCATAGGCATAGGCTGCTGCATAGTTGGTTGATACATCTGCTGTTGCTGTTGCTGCAAATAATTCAGCCGTTGCTGCATCTGCGGTGTTGCTCCCATATAAGGGTTATATTGTCCGTACATACTTATCACCTCACTTATAGTGTAACTGATTTTTAGCAAAACAATCCCTATATATTCCCCATAAAAAAAGAACCGCCCTAAAAAGGACGGCTCCCCGCATTTAAAGGAATGATAATACATTTGTTATTCGTTTATACGCAGTATTAAGTTCCTTGTCTACCGTTTTAACAGATACATTCAGCTCCGCTGCTATCTGATAATTGGTCAAGCCTTTCACAAATTTCAGTTCGCAAATTTCTACCTGTCGTGGTGTTATCTTTGCCTCCACCAATACCGCGCTGAATGAACGCCGCGTTGAAGTTTGCAACCAATCCCGCGTGTTCTTCAGCAGTGTGTCCATTTTGTTGTCACCTACCTACATACAAATAAAAGCAATAGCTGTTGCCACCCAACCAATCAAAGCGGCACAGATGAGTTTCCTTTGAAAAGCAATAGTTTCTACATAACCTTTTAATAACATTGTAATAATGCCTGCCGGTATTTGTTCCTTTTCATCCATCGTAACACCATCCAATAATTTTATTTTGCAGCTGCACAAAGCAAGAATAATAATGCACTGCTTGCATAAATATTCCGTTGGCATTTAATTCTCTTTGCTTCCCGACGTTCTAATTCCATTTGCTCTGTCAACTTCTTGTATAATGCTTCGCTGTGATTCAATGATTCCTCGGCACTCGCTAATGAGTGTTTGGAGTTCATCAGCGCTTCTTGCGTTAGATTGAGCTGTTTCTTCGCTTCGTTCAACTGCGTCAACAGTTCTGTCGACGTGTTCTTCTGCTGCTTCAATTTCTCGTCTGCCAGATTCAACTTCGCTTCCAGCAGATTCGTTTGATTTTTGAATTGATTCCACTGTTCGATTGACAGCGTTATCCGCTGGGGCGCCGCTTCTGCTGTGCCACCGCCAGTAAATGTCATTGCAGATAAGGAAAAGACCAGCAACAATAAGACCAATCTTAACAGCTTTATCAATCTTGCGTTTTGTTTCATCTTTCATTATTACCTCATATAAATATCTATATTTGCAAAATATAATAAATCGCGTCAGAAGCACAAACTTCGCCTACAAGCGGCTTTAGCTCGCCGCAGGATAAATCATAAGCGGCACTAAATTTAAAACGCTCATAGGCGAAGTATTTTTGTGCGAATTTACGCCTTTTGTAGAAGATTATTATTATGTGCCTGGTAGTTTGTTATAATCCGAAATAATGATGCAATGCACCAAGAGTAAAGCCTATAATAAGGCCTACCCAAAATTTTTTGTCAAGCACAAACATTTTCAGTTCTTCCATTGTATCACCTCCAATCATTGTAGAATGTGTCACCGGCTATTACGCAAATAAAAATACCAGAAAATGCTACACGTATAGGAGAGGGAATAACTAAACCTCTTGTCGGTGACTGTATCTAAAGCATAAGCTTTAAATCATCTTCCGTTGCCAGCATACCCATAAGCAGGTACGCCGTATGGTGTTGTTAAGTCAATGCCAGCGACGTACTGATACGTAGCTTCCGCTCTATTGGCGTAACCTGCTCTATACATCTCGCCAACATCGGCGGCAACCCAGTAGTAGTTTTTAAACAGTTTATAGAGTGCTTCCAGACTGCGCAGGTCAACGTGCATATATCTGTTAGCCAAAAAGCGCTTAACTACCCAAGTAGATGTAGGGCACCACATTCCGGCATAGATAATGCAACGTGTATCGTCCAACGTCGGCACCTGCTGCAGCACATCGACGTATTGCAGGCAGTCACGGGAAAGCTGTTCCAACTGTGCCTGCTGTCCTGCTTCACTTCTTAACAACTCTTTAAGCATCGGCAGCTCGCCGCTTGCTTTAATATCAATATAAGTTCTGCCAATAAATTCTTCACCGCCGGGAATAGCTCTCAAAAGCTCATCGGCTCTATTCCCTTCCCATTGGCTCACACCGATTGACGGGTAATTATAGGCGGTTGATTTGGCGATGCTGTCATAACCGCCCTCGATGCCTGTCGCGATTAAGCCTTTGGCGATTTCCGTTGCAAGATTTTTGTTCCAGTCCATAGCTATCACCTCACTCACTTTTTAAGCAGCGGTTGGAAGTCTTCTTATATACATCCTCATACATCTCTTGCTTGTCGCCGTTATAGGTGTACTCCGCATAGATGCCATCACCGCTCAAGGTCGTAGACAGTAACGCCTTATAATTCTGCAACGTCTTGCACGCCCAGACCACAAACACATTCTCAAGGGTAATATGCTCTTTGCTATTATGGTTGTACCACTCTACTAATTTGTTTTTACACACGGATTCAAAATGTGCCATACCTGTAATAATCATTGTTTATTCCTCCTTCGTGATTTTAAAAGTTCTCGTTTCAATCGCCTTGTTCCCCAACTGAACCAACAGCAGCGCTACCATGCCCAGCGTGCAGCTTTCGTAGTTGCCCCAAGTGCGGGCAAAAAACGCCAGCCACAAAGTCACCAGCACCCAAACAACAAAGCCAATCACAGCGCAGATTCTGCCTACGCTGTAAGCGTTATCGTTCTTTTTCAACATGTTAATCAATTTACGCATGACACTTACACTCCTTGCATTTTTCATCATGTCCTTTTAAATCATAGTTAGGCAGTTCATTTAATTGCTCCATTAAACTATCAATGACGCCATTATCTCCAAGCGCCTCGTAACTCCGGTAGCAGGCGTCGATGCTTTCTTTTGCGTAGATTGGTATCCAACCTTTATCCTGAACATAATGATTATAAGCCTGGATAATTCTGTCACGTAATAAAGCTTGCAGTCCTGCTTTTAAAGCATCATTTTGTTTTTTCTTTTGTCTGTACATCGTAATAAGCAGCGTTATTACGCAACCGGATATAACGTTAATAATAGAGTTTAACGCAGCATCCAAAGATTGTTCCACCATTTCACTACACTCCTATAAATTAAATTTCAAGCGTCACAGTTTCTACATCTGCTGCCGTAGTTGCTTCCTCAACTTTTTCTTTCGCTATACGATATGCAGTATGCAATTTGTTTGAGCGCACTGCTACGGCAGCAATAATCATCTTTAAATCATTAGCTGTCACTGGTGTATCGGCATTGTCTGCCGTAGTCCACTCTATTGTAGTTTCCTCGCCTTGCAGTTCCAACGCAATAATTGCAGCGTTGATTCTGTCACGGGCTTTACTGTCAAAGTCATAACTATGTCCATTGTATTCAATGGGAGTAACCTCTGCTTTATCACGCTGATATTTAAGCTCCGCAATCTTGCGTTGCTTAATTACTTCTAAGGGTTCTTCCTCATGCGTGATGATTACGCCTAATTCTGCTAAGGATTCATCGCTGATTGATAGTGGGATGAAAATACCCTCTTTGCCTAAGGCTTCTGAAAGTGGGTAAATGCTAGAGTAGGTTTGGTCTTTGTGTTTATATTTTGTTTGCATTTTGTTTCTCCTTTGCTTAATAATCTTCAACTGTGGGTGTCATCGCATTTATTGCTTTACCCCATGAAAAAGTCACACCAGATGTAGACAGACAGTCAAAATGCAATGTATAGGTTTTATTTGGTGTTACACCTACAATGGAATCAATATTTTCATGGTCTACGTTGACACCACTATCATCAGCATCTGAGTAGCCTTCACCCCATTTATTATTGCTTGTTGTATTTTTAATAACAGCATAATAGGTAGCTGATGCCTCATTCTCAGCATAATCAACCTCTGCAAACACTTTGATTCTTTTAATACCTAGCGGAACAGTAAAAGCTATTGTTTTATCATCTACTTCATCATAATTCCAATGCTTATTACCATCCTTAATATTTACTTTACCAAAGAACAATCTTCTCATTATGTACCACTTCCTAACTTATGAGCCTGTACAATACTTACAACACCATTAGGGTTCTTTATCATCCAGACAGTCAGAAGTGTACCAGAGCCGGAAATAGCAATATCGCTTGCGCTACCTATGTATGTCATAGTGCCTGCACCACTGATAGTCAGAGCATGGTCAGCATCAGCAGTAAAGTATGCAGAGAATACAATAGATTCATACGTACCAAGCAACATAGCAAAATTAGAGAGATTAAGAGTAAAATCACCATTTGTTGTATACCACATTGTATCAGTTACCGGTGTATCGCTAGTACCTTCTACAAAATAGCCGGTATGGCAGGTGCGGAAGGTCTTTGTATTATAAAACTCCTGCACTGCCGTCCATGTATTTGCAGAGGATGTACTTACACCACCAGTAACTGTAATAGTTACATTACCACTATCATCGGGTGCTGTGCCGTTGACAGATTTAACCACACCACTAATATCTGCTTTCTTAGCATAGGTATCAACGATGATATTACCTGCACCATCATGGGTTGCTGCTGCTGCTGTTTCAGTTTTACCTAATTTATTATCTAAGGCTTCTTTGATAACCTTATTCTGTACAGGATTAAGACTTGTAGCACTTAATGCAGCATCCACCTCAACAGAAGTGCCACCGCCAGCACCCGGCTGTCCTCTTGGAATCGTAAAGTTCAAGATAGCGTTCGTAGAAGTACCACTATTAGAAACAACTACGTTAGTACCGGGTTCACCTGTGGTCACGCTACCAATCGTGATAGTAGCAGCAGTGCCTGTATCGCCTTTTGCGCCTTTAATATTCACGCTTGCAGGATTCGCCAGACCTGCTTTATTTGTCCAGCTCAACACGCCACTAGCAGATACACTAGGCAAAAACACATTGACATTTTCGCTGTAGTTTTTAGCATTTGCTGCATAAATACTAGTGGCATCTCGGTAACTCTTTGCTTCGCTTGCGCTACTACTTGCGCTAGTTGCAAAGTTGTTAGCATTACTTGCAGCAGACTGTGCCGCTTCCTTGCTGGCTTCTGCATTGGCTTCGCTTGCCTTCGCGTTGGTTGCAGATGCCGCAGCGTCAGCCTTGGCGGTTAATGCCTCCTGCTTATAACCACTCGTCAGCTCCGCATTTTCAGCAGCGCTTGCAGCAGATAAGCTCGCGTACTGTGCGCTGTTACCTGCTACGCCTGCTGATTCGAATGCACTATCTTCACTCTTTGCTGCCGCAGTTGCGCTTGCAGCGGCACTCTGTGCTTGTGCTTGAGTCTGCGCGTAAACACCTTGCGCCAATGGCAAAACCTTTGCCGGGTCTTCCGACAATTCAAGAGTTTTTCCGTCGTCGCTAATTCTAAAGCTTTTGCCATTCTCCCACGGAATTGTTGTATCAATATCAGCACTTTTGCTTACACTGATTTTTAAGCTTCTGCTGGTAACGTCGGTAAGCTGTTGCGCAATCATCGTCAGTTTATCGCCAATATCTTCAACCTGGTTAAAAGGATATTGGTCTGGCAAATCTGTTTCCTGCGTTACCGGCACTTCCCTATAAATCGTCAGTTTCCAACCTGTCGGAAGCACCGGCGGTCGTTCGCCTTCCGGCACTTCTGCACCGACTGCGTAACCCGGATAACGTACAACGCTTTTTTCAACGTCAACATAATAATCTTTAGTCAGCAGCTTTTCTTTGCCGTCTGCGTCAGTCAATAAAACTTTAATGTCTGTTCGGTCTAAAATTTTAAACTGATACGCAAACTCTGTTGCATTTCCATTGCCGTTATATGTGATTCTGTTATCGACATGAGCAAACATAATAGCAACCCCTTTCGTTTATTCATAAAAAGAAAATGTCTATCTAAAAATTAGATAGACATTAAATGATTTACTTTCTTTAATTTTAGCACACAATTTTGCTAACTTTAGCAATGAGCATTTGTGAAATTCTTATGTACATTTTATAGCGATTGCGATATACTATAATGCAAAGAAAGGAGTGCTTTATATGCCTATACTTTTTATGCTTATCATGCTTGTACTAATTTGGTTTGGCTTTCACTTACTCGCTGCAATCATCACGAGCGTAGCGCCGGGAGCAGCGTTTCTGTTTCACGATAACGGCATAGCCACATTCATTTTTTCTTTATCATTGTTTATGGGCTTTCCACTCGTGGTCTGCGTGCCTATCGCCATTATAGCAGGGTTCATCTTCGCTGAAACGTGGTACACAACTGTGCTGCAATATCTCACGCTTGAAGCAATGCTCGCCATTCTCTCTGTAATCGCGACGCTCGTTTTTGGCGCAGGCTCAGAAATAGCCGAATCAATATCACGCAAAAGAAAATAAACCAGCATATTCATTTTAAATCTGGCAGTTTTTACACTGCCAGATTTTTTTATTTTACTACTTCTTTACCATAAGCTACTGCTCGTGTTTACGTTCGGAACGCGGGCGACGCTTAATCAAGTCTTGCAGTTCAAAGTCCATATTATCCTCAGCAATATCTAGGCTATTGAATAGGATATTGACGATACCAGCAGGAACGCCGCGCCATGCGCCAAAAACATACGCCGCCTGCTCTGCTAGTTCACCCGGGCCTTCTTCGCCTTGGGCAACTTTGCCTGCACGTCTTATAACTGTAAAGCCTTTGTCCATCAAGCCTTGCACCGCTGTCAATCTGTAGCCGTAGTTTCTCATACCTAGCAAGGTTTGCACGCCAACATTCGCCGCTTGCACAACGGGGCCGCCCATAGACAACGGGTAGTTGATAAGCTCTTTTGACAATTTGCGATAACCGTCCTCGTCTTTCTCAAAAGGAGCGGTTAAGGAAAGCTCTGCTATAGCCACGTTCAGGAAGCACACGCTGAGAAATTTGGCACCAACAAAAGCAATCAGCCGTTCAGCCATTTCTTTTTTCTCGCCGCTATTCCATAACCTTTTTACAATATGTGCCTCTCTGTCCCATTGGTTAAACTGCGTATTGAAAAATCCCTGGAACATCGTAAACACTCTGAATAAGCCGCTGCTACGTTGCAGGCTTGATACATCGTGAATACGGCTGCTGCCTAACGTGCGGCGAATAACAGTATTCGCAAAGTCTAGTGCTTCCTGCTCTGTCTTGCCTTCGTTGATTTTCTTCATGTATGCTTCTGCAAATACCGGCTTTGCAGTCATCATGTCAGTGTAGCCTAAAAGCAATGCGCCATATTTCAGCGTCTTTTTCTCAATCGGGCCAAGGTCAGAACGCTTCTGAATATCCCTTAACGTAATGTCTGGCGCTTGCGAACGCTCACGCATAAAAGCGCTTTTTGCACAAATAGCGTCTACTTCTGCTCTGCCTTCACCTGTAAAGCTGCGAAGTAAAGCTCTGAAAGTGTCGGCATGAGTAAAGCCTTCTGTGCTATTACCATAAAGAAATATGTTAGTAGTGTTCTGCATTGCCGCTTTAAAGTTAAACATAATAGCCATATTCATTGTGGCATTACGTAAAGCGTTGGCAATCTTTGTAAATGTCTTTTCTGCCATGTACGCTGTCTTATTGCCGTATGGGTTAGCGCAAGCCTGCAAAAACTCTCTAAAAAGTCTTACGTTGGTATCGCCTAAACGCTCAACCATGTTGCGGTAAATATCCTCATCGTTCAGTATCTTTCTGAAATCAAGCATTGTTTCACGATAACAAATATCATGAATGTATTTTTTTACCGCCGTAACCTCACTGCCGCGCGATAAGTCTACGGGATATTTGCCACCGGTACGTGCTTTACTTGCGCTAGTATCCGTAGTCAAAGTCCGTTGCGGCGGTCTGCTGCCTTCTTCGGTGCTGTCGATTCTGTCAAATTTGCCGGGCATACTGCCGGTGCGTGTATCACGTTCCAACGGGAAGTAGCCGCCGTCAAACACCACGCTTTCGCCGCTTGCAAGCTTCATCACCAGCGGTGACGCTTCAATCTTCGGCGGTTCAAAGCCTTTTGTTCTGCGGTTGACTTCTGCCAGCATGGGCCAGAATTTACTTGCCGCATTGATACGGGCCTGCGCATAGGCAATATCTTCTTTAGTCAGATGCTTGCATAAAAACTCTATAAGGTTTTGTTTAGTTTGCAGCATTGCTTCTTCTCTGCCTATAAGCTCCGATTCTTCCACCCATATATCGGAATTCTTTACACCTACCGGTTTTTGCGAACACAGCCTTGCGGCGTTGCTGTCGCTGCCCAGGTTGCACAGCATAGCAATCAAAGCATGCTTATCTGCGCTGCCGCCAAGCTCTTCGTAGTAAATTCTCTGTTCGTGTGCAATACCTGTTTTCTTGTCCGGTTCCCATTTCTGCAAAGCATCTATAAGCTCGTTCTGGTAACTTTCAAGCATCGTGCTTTCCATATCTGCACAATGGTTGATTTTGTTGTAAAACTCCCTAGTAAAATAACCTTCTTCCGTCCAATTATCCATCATCAAGAAAAAGTTATCAGCATTACGCAGTGTAGCTATGATATTTTTAGGCCAGTCAATAATTCGCTTACGCAGGCTCTTTTTACTGTCGCTGCCAATCTCCGCCTCGTACTCTACCGGCAATTCTTGCAGGTGCGCTATCGTATCAGCCTTAACCTTTTCAAATGCTTCACCGGCGGCAATCTTATTCATCTTCGTATCTTGCTTTGCAATAGCACGAATGTTTTTCAGTGCGTCGATAACGTCCATGTAGTTTGCAAGGCTAAGCTGCGGCGCATTGGTCAAATCGTTATTCGGGTTCAAAACAAACTCCGGCATAGAAATAATTTCGTCGCCGTACTTTGCCTGCATCTCTGCAATGTACTCGCTAAGCGACTGCACCTCTCTACCGTTGGTGTTAAAGTCCTTGCGATGGTAGCCCATACGCTCCAGCAAAGCGCACATCTGGAAGAAGTGCTGCTCTGTTCCCCATACTTCTTTCTTGCTGTGCATCTGCTTTTTGACGTACTTTCTTGCGCTTTCAATCTGATGTTTCGCCTTGACTGCTTCACGATATAAAGCGTGGTTAATCATCTGCTGCTGCTTATACATAGCCGCTTCTTCCAAAAGGCCAGCTTTCGCAGCCTTGTTTGCATTAGCCGCCGCTCTGCGTTCTGCCATAGCAAATCTTCTCGGCTTCATAACCTCGCCTGCGGGCAAAGTCTGGATATAGCGTTTAGCAAAATTATCTGCGTTCTGCTTACGCACTTTAGCAATATTCTCGCGCTCTTTTTGCTTAATATCCTTGTCGCTTATTTCATTGAGTGCTTCATCAATAAGCTGTTGTTCAAGTGCCACTACTTCGCCGCTCTCGTCATTATAGAGTGCTTCCCTTGCCGCTTCTCTTGCCTGCTCACGCTCCTGCATGAAGTCGGGGAATCTGCGGTTCACGGCCTTGTCAATCTCTTGACGCAGCATAGCTCTTTCACTCGGCGAAGTCAAAATATCCTGCGCCATAGCATCGCCGCTGTCATAGCCTAAGCTGTCAGCCACCCAGTCAAACAGTTCTCTCTGCTCGTTAGACAAGGCACGCTTTTTGCTCATCTCCACAAGGTCGACTTTATCCGGATTAGTTTCAAGCTCATGCTTCAAGGCTTTAAGCTCGTTAAGCTCCGTAAGTTGTTCACCCTCTACCAAAGTTTCGGCAATCTCCTTCAAGCCTTCTTCGCTTTTAAGTTTTGCCCTGTCACCGCCGTTACGGATGTAGTTTCTCGCCCAGTTGTCCTGTACGTCGCTGCCTTCATTCTCATTGACGGTGTAACCTTCGACAATCTCCCTTGCCATTTCGTAGCCGCTGGCATAGCCGTTTTCTTCTGCTATCTGGTCAAATAGTTCTTTCTGCTCCTGCGATAATTGGTTGCGCTTACTTTCTTTTACCAGGTCGACACCTTCGGGGTCTGTTTCAAGTCTATGCTTCAACGCTTGCAGTCTGTCCAGCTCATCGACAATATGTTTAAAGTCTGCCTTAATTTCGGCATCGCCATAATCTAAACCAGTGCTACGCAAATCGTAGTAGTCCGCTACATCTTCGCCCCTTGCAATCTTTTCGGCAATTCTTCTGCGTCCTTTTTTGCTGGTCAAGTCGCTTATGCTGCCGCCGTAGTCATGAACGTATCTTGATACCCAGTTGACATTACGAATACTGTCACCTGCTTCATGGAATACAAGGCCTTCAATATCCGCTTGCTCTAAAGCTCGCTTAGTCCAATGACGTTTCCCGTCTTTGCCTATCTCGCCGAAGTCAACCAAGACTGCGCTCTGGTCCGGTATGCCTGCAAAATCGTTTGCATACTTGCCTTCTGTTCTATTGGTTGCGGCGAAGTAGCCCCACTTGCCATTGATAAAAAACGCACGTTCACTCTTGACTGTATCTTGGTATTCCGCAAGCTCACTTTCTATTCTGTCAGCAATAGGATTCAAAATATCGTCAATAGCTCCGTTTGTATCTTTTAACAGTTCGTTATAGTTTATGCGCTCATTACCATAAATGTATTTTCTTGCAAGCCTACGCGGATTAGCTTCGATTGTTTCCCATTCGTTGATTTTCTGCCTAAAGTTAGCATGAGCCATGCCGTGCTCATCAACAACGAATGTAGGATTCGTAACGGTTTTCTGTCTTGACTTGCTGAACATAGCAACCAGCATATCTTTGGCGTTTGCGACACGCTCTTTAGAAAGTGTGCCGTATGTGTCGACTTCTGCTTGAAGATACTCAACTATCGGATTAAGTATATCGTCAATGCTGGCATTAGTATCGTTCAGCATATCATTATAGTTTGGCAGTACGCTTCCTAAAACGTGTCTGTATTTTCTCGCAATAATTGCGGGATTAGCAAGTTTTGATTCTTGCCCAAATTCCTGCCCGACTTGCACTCTTGCACGATTGACAAGTTCTTGCGCTACTGCCTGCTCAATCTGCGGACGTATTTCTTCGATGAAAGCAGCCTTTTCAGCTCTGCGCTTTGCGCTGAAATCAGCCATTGCGCGCCTTGTCAGAATATCCACGGCCTTGTCTTTAGCCTTCAAGATTTTATCCTGCAAGGTCTTTTTATTTTGGTCTGATAACTTGGATGTTATATTCTCCGGCAAGCCGCCGAACATGCCCTCCATGCGCGCCATAACTTCAATTTCTTCACGGCACGCCAACATTCTGTCGAATACCTGCCGTACTTCCGGCGTTAAGTCTGCCGCATTTTCGCTTCTTGCTATCTTGCTATAAATAGCTGATAACCAATTAGCGAATCTCTGGAACACTCCGCGCAAGCCAACACTAGGCGCTTTGCCTTCCATGATGTAGGTTTCAAATGCTTCTGCCAGTTTTTCATGGCCGGCTCTCTTTGCTTCAACGTCACCGCTTGCCCATGTGTCAGCGTCAATGCCTGCATACTCCATGAGCTTTTTCGCATCAGCGTTTAGTCTTGTGTTGCTGGGGTCTGCCAATGCTTCGTTAATCATGGTTTCCACAAAGTAGTGTCCTGTTTCGTGGATAACTGTACTTGCATCTGCGCCCTTAAAAAGCGTGATAACATAAGTACCATCATCCATTGGGGAAATCATGCCTTTATCTTTCAGTGTACCGTTGACAATTTTTTGTTGCTTGTAATTATCTGCTTTTTGTGATACACTATCAGCAAAAGAGGACGTTTTGTTTGAGATACTGGGCTGAGCCTTGAATTGCTCGGAACCCGAGGGCTTGAACGCGTCCTCTATTTTTTTATACTCACTTTCGTTAAAAACATTATGATTATAATATGATAATGATTTATCATTATGTTCTCTTACTGTAACAACTACATAACGTTTTTCACCATTAACATTCAGTGCAGAATGAATATAATAAAAATTCTCGTCTGAATGTTTTTCTTTTTGCGGCGCAGATTCTGTAACGAAATTACCATTCTCCATAATTTCACGTAAATAGCGCAATGCAAAAAGTTTTTCTTTTTTAGCGGAAGTGTGTTCCATTTTCTTTCTGCCACTTGTGCCAAATTTAATATTATTTTCTTGATACCCTTTATCTATTCTAATATCACCCAATACACTATTATGAACGCTCGTACCTTGCAAGTTGTCCCTATACCATGCAAAAGCCTTTTTCTGCAAGCTCTTCAAATCTGAATAGTGTCCCATCTCATTTCCGGTAATATTAGTAGTATAGAATTGCTCTTTTTTAAGCACTCCTCCCTTGCTAAACCAGCCATTCTTTTGTTTAGCTTTGCCGCCATCTTCAAAGCGCAGCTTATTCTTTTGCAGCCATGCAGCAGGATTTTCGGGGTCTGCAATAAGTGCGCGGCTCTCCAGCACTAAGCGCAAATTGCCGGCATGAGATTTATTCATACCTGCTTTAGTAGCACTATCGACAATAGCGTCAAGTTCTGCGTCAAGCTCCGTGCTTGCCTGCCTGGTTAAGTTGTACCCTTCTCGCAGTTCTTTACGTGTTTTTGCGCCGCCGTCCGACAATTCGCCGTTGCTGTCAAAATACATATTGTCTTTCGTAGCTTCAAACAGCGCATTATCTTTAGCCATTGCCGCCGTAAACTTGCCGCGGCTAATGTCTATATCCTGCCCAAGTTCTGCAGCCGCCTCTACTTCTTCTTCGGTAATTCCTAATTCCTCAAAAAGTTTGTTGTTACTGCTGGTCTGCTTGTAGCCTTCCAAGTCCTGTGCAGATACTGTTACTGTATCGTCCTCAAAGTTTGGATTATTCGCTTCGATTTCAGCCGCCGCACGTTCCGGATTAATGCCTGTTTCTTTGATTCGTTCAGCATCCGCTACTAACTTCGCCTTACGTTCTTCGTTAGCTTTTAATGCGACGTGCTCAACAACGCTGTCAACTGCAACGCTTACGCCGCTAACACTACCGCCAAGAATAGCACCAATAAGGCCGCTATATCCTGCTTCCTTCAAGTTCTGCTGCCAGTTCTCTCCCCACTTCTCTGCAAGTTTGGCAGTGCTTGCGCCGGGGTTCTTTGCCCATAAGTCCGTAGCCTGTTCCAGGAATTCCTGCAATGCTTCGGTAACGCCTTCTTCAAGGCCACGCTTGGTAACTTCCCATATCTTAGCTTTCAGTCCGCTACCGGCTGGCATCTTTTTAAGCAGTCTGCCAAGCGGCAGTTCCTCTAATACTGCCTGCGGAATTGCGTTCATCAAGCCTGCCTCTGCTGCTCTGCTTGCGTTTACGCCCTCTTTGCGCAGTCGCAGGTATTGCTCACCGCTGATGTTTGCGCCATTGTAAAGCATACTGATAGCGTGTACAGTTTTTGCACCTGCACCGGCAGCACCTACACCTTTAGTCAGTGCAAGCTGTACTAAAAGCTGAATACCGTTTTCGGCCAAATCATAACCAAGTTGCCCAGCCGCCGTATCAGCCTTAACTTCTTCGCGCTTCAAAATCTCATCGGTGACATAGCCTAAAGCCTTGCTGATGTTCTCTGATTGGTCATACTCTTTAACAACATTCTTGTCACCCTTATGAGCTTCAATATTAGCGTCAACGGTCGCTTTAGCCGCACCGAATAAGCCACGCACCGAACCTTTAAGGCCGTTCATTACGGCAGTGCCTATGCCCGGCTTATCGTCGTTGATAATGCTGCTAGTATCAATCGTCGGTGAGCTATTGCTCTGTACTGCCTGCGAAAACTTATTGTACTCATCGTCGCTCATTTTTTGCAGGTCATAATAGCCTAAAGTTTCGGCAGGAGTTAAATTGCTGTCTGCACCAGTCGCATAACCGCCATTATACCAATCCTGTTTTTCGTTTCGCAGTCTTTGAAATTCTTTTTCGTTATCTTCCCAGCTCATTTAATAATCTCCGTTCATAACCTCATCAAGATAGCCGCCGTTGACATTGCCGTCGCTGCCGTCAAAGTATGTGACGTGATACCAATCGTCAGCAATTTTTTCAACTCTGGCTATACCTGCTTTTGCTAACAGTGCATCATTACCGCTAAAAGTCTTTGTGCTATCCCACAAAAAGCCCGGTTTTGTTACGTAAGTACCAAAAGTCCGTGTAGTTATAGCTTGCTTCATAGCGTCAACTAATACTGATTCATCCGGGTTCATGCCGTTGTGTTCAGCGCGGTACGTGCGTACCCACTGTTTGCCGTATATCTTTAGACCTTGTTTTACTTTATCGTTAGAAGAATTACCCATTGCGTACCTGCAAAGGCCGTCCCAATCATAAGCATATTCGCCTGCGCCACTCAACCAATTATCATAAGACTTATCTAATGAGTTCATATCAGAATTAGTTGCGCCGTGGCTTCTTGCGAAAGCTAAAAATTCTGCTTTAGATTTAAACCTGCCTGCTTCAAGCATAGAAATTACTGCTTCTTTGCCATCGCTGCCAAGTTTTGCTATGCCTTCACGGCCGCCGCTACCGCTACTTCCGCTTCTGCCTTGCGGTCCGTATATCGCCACCACCGCATTACGGTATGTTACGTACTTGTCGGGGTCACTGCCTGCCTGGTTAGTAGCCCATGCCATAGCGTCACTGTAGCTTGTGCCGTTACCAAACATAGCAAATATCTCACTCTTTATTCCTTCAAAAAGTTTGTTCTTTTTGTAAGTTTCTATTCTGTCATGGTCTGCTTTAATAGTGCGGTACTGCTTCATAATGCGGTCTTGCTCATCCTGGCTCATGTTGTGAGTGCTGCGCACGCTTCCCGCTCTGTTGGTAACACTCTCTGCGTATTCTTTGATACTAGGCTCATTCCCATGCTGCGGTGTGTCCCAAGTATTCCCCCATACATCCGTTGTTTTACCGCTCACCCAGCGTTGTGCATTAGTTTCTCCGCTATACCATGCTACCGCTGCACCTGCTGCACCGTATTTATCATAGTATTGTTTTAACTTAAAGCGTGCTACAATCTCTTGATTTTCCGGTGTCATCTCTGCGCCTGCTGGCAAGCCTGCTTCTTGACTCCAGCTAGGCCAGTTACTAGGCAAAATCTGATATTTGCCGCTTGCGCCTGTACGGGCATTCTTGGCGTTATAGCCACCGCTGCCCTCGCTCTCTTGAATACCGAAAGAAGTTAGCAAATTCTCAAAATCATTACCGCTTTCGCCGCCGCTAAATCCTTTCATGCCTTCAAGTTCTTTGCGTACCGCTTCTTCATTGTCGCCATATTTAGCATACAAGTCTTTAGCAGTATTTCTTTCAAAAGCGCTGCTCTCTTTATCGTATGCCACCTTCTCAAAAGCGGCTCTCTGATTAGCAGTAAGATAACTACCGTATTTATCCATGATGTTACGCATAGTGCCATAATCTTCGTTGGTGATGCTTGCGCCGACGGCACTTGCTACCACCTGCCCAATGTTGGCTCTGCTCTTAGATTCAATAAACTCTGCGCCACGCTTGCCATATATAGCACTTGTCAGTAGCTGTGTACGAATAATCTCATCTTGCAGCGCCTGCGGATTATTCCAGTTCTTCTGTACAAACTCGCAGGAATTCTGAATGTTATTGTCATAGCGCAAATCGGTGACTGCTTCTTTCTGCTTCTGCTCGTATTGGTCGACAGTCTGGAAGCCTTGCTGTGCGCTCTGATACATTAAATGGTCTAATGCAAGCTGGTTCTTTTGGCTGTGCAATTTGGTATTACTTAATACATCCTGCCTTGCTTTATTTATCTGTTCCGTATAACTGCTGCTTGCACCGGCAGTGCCTTCTAGCTTTGTATTCATAAGGCCGCTTTCGTCATTGTACATGATGTTATAGCGGCTCTTATTGAATATGTCCATAGCATTAAGGATAGACTGCTTATCTTCATCTTCCTGTTGCGCTTCTACTGCTACCGCCCATTTGTTGGCGGCACCGGCAATAGCGGCAAGTCCTTTGCCGCCGCTGCCATAAGCGTTAAGGTCACTCGATACCTTGACAGTCGCACCGCCACCGGTACCTAAATTGACGCTGCCTTGATAACCTGCAATCTTCATACTGTACCTCCCTTACCAGCTCCATTTAGTAAAGCCTGTATTGTCCATGAACGGGTTATTCTTCTTTGCCTGGTTGTAAAGATTAAAGCCGTTCATATTGCTAGCAGGAAGATTGAAATCACTGTTAGCATCGTACCAATCGTCACTGCTTACCGTAGTTGTTCCCTTGCTGCCGCCAATCATGCCTTTAGAGTAAGCGTTCGCCGCCGCACCTACAAGCGTACTAAACATCTGCATTTTGCCGTTGGCTTTAGCGTTCTTCGCCGCCGCATTATATGCGCTTGCCTGGTTGCGATAATTAACCTCGTTTACATAAGTGCTCCACGCATCATTACGCTGATTTTGCAACAGATTCATACTGTCTTTTTTGTAAGCGTCCTCGCTGCTTGAAAGAATATCAGCAACACTGCCGCTGTCGGTTAGGCCGCTGCTGCCGGCCGCCGCCAGCGCCTGCCCTCTTGCAAGCCTCATTCTATCGTTGAGTTGGCTTTGCTTCTGCGCATACGCTTCTGCCTGCTGCTCACGTTGGCGGCTCATAATAGCCGCGTTCTGCTGTGCAGCCTGCGCCTGCGCTTTATATGCCTGCTCCTGCTGTTTGGCCTGCTGATGTTGGCCACTTAACTGCATGACAGTTTGCAGGCCCATTAAAATGCCAAGTGTACCCATTACGTTCACTCCCCTCTATATGGAATATAAAACTGATAAAACTTTTTGCCGTCCCAACCTATTTTAGGCTCTACCAAGAATACCGCCCCCAAGTGTCTTAAATAGTTAATGCTAGTGCGGTTCTTCTCATAAACAATGTTGTGCAGCAGTCCATGCTTGCGTACCCATTCATTCAGCACTCTTTTCGCTTCCTTGAAAAGCAGGCTCTTTGTGTAACCATTGTAAAGTTCGTTCGTGCCTACCATCCAGATTCCGCGTCCCGGTGCGCCCCATTCCATGGTACCCTTGCCAAATATCGCAAGCAGTTTTCCGTCCTCACCACGGTATACCCTTGTTTCTTCGTCAAGTTTGATACTGCCAATAAGAACAAATACCGGGTCACTGCTTGCTTCCAAATCTTCCTTATCGTGCGGCCGTATATCTTGCATAAGTTCTTCAATCAACGGCACGACATTTTCTTTTGATTTATTATCAATGATTTCAACAGTCCACTTCTTAGCCACCCAAAGACACCTCCCGTACTACCGCCAGCAAGTTAAAAGGATACGGCTCATCCGTAACGATAATCACTCTGCCTTCGTTGTTAAAGCCGCCAATAGGCAAAGTCATATACTTGTCGCCGGTAAATAATTTAATATCACTCACTGCGTTCTGCTCATCAAAGTTCATCAAGTCCATAGTATTTATATCCGGCCCGACCATGCCGCCAAGAGAATTACTTAAACGCAGGATGCAATTACTAATCTGCTTTTTGCGTCCTTGCATAGTGCCGTCACCAGTCTTAATTTCGACGTTTGGAAGTTCCACGATACTTCTATAGGGCAAGCCAATAAAAGCGTGTTGTACGGCCGCTGGGAGCGTCACAGTGCCGTCTTGACTTACTGTCAGTCCGCTATACATTCTTCCATCACCGATAACAGTAACTTTTTCACCTGCCAACTCTGCCGCATCAATCTCTGTTTCCCCACTGCTCTTTTCAGCAGTGCTATACTCAATAGCATTATCAAGCATAATATAATCGTCGGGGTTATTGCTCTTTGCAGGATTCTTTGCCAGATATTCGATATTGCGTACTGTCACGCCATTTATTTCTCGTTGTACTACAAGATAAATAATATCCTCGTCGCCTTCCTGCACTGCCGCCACAGCTTCAATCTTGCCTTGCGTTTCTATCGTCGACCAGGCATATACTTTTTGTTCCATGATGTAGGATAAGCAAGCCATAGTTCCGTCGCTTCTCACAAAGTAAATAGTGCTGTCGGGTTCCTGCTTATACGCGCTGTCGACAATCTGCACATTCTCTATGATATGCTTTGCCAGCAAGGTTAAGTCATTGCCGCCGTAGCTGTCTGTTTCATAGCTATATGCCATATCCCTTACAGTGCTTCCACGGCCTTGTACAAACACGATTCTGCCGCCAATCATCAGCGGCTCAACAGTGCTGCATCCGCGTGTAGTCTGCATTTTCGGTACGGCCTTAGATGGTGTTACAGTATCGCTGCCGCTTACTGCCCATTCGTTGCCAGCGGTCAAGACAATTAAATCGGTGCTTGCTATCAAATGCAAAATCTTAAACTGCTTGCGGCTCA